GGGCTCTGCTCGACGCCTGCGATGGCCTGCTGCTGCGCCTCTGCGCCCCCGAGGCCGAGCATTGCCTGCTGCGCCTGTAGCGCGGGCTGGCCGGCCTGGACGTAAGGCGCGAGGAGCTTCTGCATCTCCTCGAACTGACGGCGCTGCTCCTCGATGCCGGCCTGTGCGGCGTCGGCTTGCTGGCCTGCGGCCTTGCCCGCAGCGCGGGATTGCAGAGCACTGCTGGCAACAGCAGCAACGATAGGAACTGCTGGGTTAGGCATCGCGGCCCCCTTCAAATTCGTTCATGTAGGCGTCGAACGTCTCGCCATACGTCTGCATCACAAACGGCGCAGCCTTCACCGCCGCCGCTGCCCCGTGGCAGATGCAGACCACCGAGAGCACGATGTCGTAGTACCCCGCACGCCACGCAAACGCCATCGCTGACGGATTCCCGGCCCGCTCGGCTGCGTCTGCGCCCTGCCACTTGAGGATCGCCTGCGAGAGCAGCGGCAGCAGGACGGCGCTGTGCTGCTGGAAGAACGGGCTGGCCGGCAGCGCGAACAGCAGATTCCAGATCGCCGCGTCGAGGTCTGCGCGCTCCACTTTGTCGCCATCGGCAACGTCGTCAAGCACCTGAATGCAGTCGTACAGCGCGAGCAGCCACTCCACCGCAGCAGGCGGGAGCCGGAACACTTGCTCGAAATTCTCACGCAGCATGGCACCTCCCGGTGGCTGCTGGCGGCCGATGGACTCAGCGGATGCCATCATACCCCTCAAGTGATCTCGCGTCCAGACACCCGCAGCGTGAGCGCCGTGGCATTGCTGGCGATGGTCGAGATGAACCCACCCGGCGCGAGCACATGGCCCACCAGTTCGGGGCACAGGTACGTCTCGTCGGGCTGCACGGTGCGGGTGTCGATCACCAAGTTGGCATTCCCGGCAGACCCGCCGCTCGTGACGATGTTCACCGAGAACGTGCGCGACACGGTGTCCGTGTTCGTCACGGTGGCCTTGTCGATGATGGCCCGCACGTTCGTGGCGGTGTACTGCGTGGTCTGCGATGCCTCCATCTGCTTGGGAGGCACGAGCACGGTAACGGTTACGGTCATGATTCGACGCCCCCGATGTTGTTTGCGACTGTGAGGATGATGGACGGGATGCCCGGGTGAGGGGCCACGGGGCCAGAGGCCAGCAGCTGCACGCCGAGGTTGGTGACGCTGAACATGAGTTCGACGTAATCCCCGGCCTTGAGGTCGAAGAAATAGTTCAGGGCCAGGAACACCTCGGCATTGTTGCCCTTGACGCGCACCTGGCTCGCGGAGTTCGTGACATCCACGCCGTTCTTCCTGAACCAGAGGTAGAACTCCTGATCCGTGGCGACCGTCGAGTCGAGCTGGATGCTGGTCTGGAAGTTGTAGATGCCCTCGGTGTCCACATAGACCCGCGAGGTCGGGCTGCCGATGGTGACGCCACGGGACAGATCGGTCGTGTTGAACGTGATCGCGGTGGCCGTGTTGATCACGGTCGCCGTCTGCGTCGTGGTGTCGTAGAACGAGCCATACCGAGAGCGCTTGAACTCGCGCGGGGGCGGCGCAGTCTCCACGAAGTCCGCGATGTGCTTGAGCGCGAGCACCTGCTGCAGCGCCAGCGTAGCCTTGGCCTCGCACACGGCGAGCATCGTGCCCAGCGCCTGCTCGGCGCTCTGCACCTGTCCCTGCGCGTCCGTGGCCGCTGCCTGCGCGCTGCCGGCCGCGAGCAGCACCTGCTGCACAACGTCGGGCGCAATGTCCTCCACGATGGAGAACAGGTTCTCGAAGGCGCGGATCTGCTGGTGATCCTGCAGAAACGACGCGAGTTGATCCCGCGTCAGGCGCAGCGGTGGCGTCTGCGTGGCCATCAGACGTTCAGCGGCTCAAGCCGCGCCTCCAGCCGCAGGAACGAGATGTGCGCGTCCGAGTCGCCCCGGAAGCGCTGCATGCGGATCGACTCCATGTTCCCCTGCTGGAACCACACGAGACGCTTGCGGGTGTCGCCCGTCTTACCGGCCCCGATGAACCGATCCTGACTCCACGACAGGCCATCGGTGGAGTACGAGGTCGAGATGGTCGGGTTCGATCCGACCGTCACGCGCCCCGGCAGCGCCACGAGTTCGAGTTCGTGGAAGATCGCGCCCTTGGACTCGTTGTAGACGATGGGCGTGGAGAACTCCCAGCGGGCTTTCTCGCCCCACTGGCTGCTGATCTTGCGGTCGAGGTAGCCGACCACTCCGTATGCCCCCTCGTCTGCGTCCAGCAGATCACCAGCCGTCTCGGTTTCCAGAGCATCGCCGCCTTCGGTCAGCAGCAGGCCAGTCTGGGGCTGGAGCGCAGGCGATCCCACGAGCCACTTGTCGTAGGCCCAGACCAGATTGCGCGCCGGGTACTGCTCGAAACCCACCACGCCGCCCGTGAGCGTGAACCAGATGCGCATCTGCAGCGCCTGGCTCGCCGCGTGGTCGTATACCAGCGTGCGGTCGGGCAGGTGGACGTACAGCAGCTTGTGCGCCCGGTCGATGCGGGCCTCCAGCTTGACCGTCGCCAGTTGCGCCTCGGTGTAGGTCTGCAGCAGCAGATCAACGTCCTGCGTAGCCAGCGATGCGCTGGAGGCGTTGCCGCCGAGGTAGATGCTCGGAGGCTCGTTCCGGCCGCCGCCGAGGAACGCGAGGCCCTCGTCGCCAAAGACGCACACGGCATGCGTGCCCACCGCGCCGCGCATGATTTGCGCGCCGTCGATCCGCTGGAATGGGAAGAGGTTTCCACCCACGTTGTCGAACACCTCAATGGTGTTGCGGTTGATCGCGTATATCTCGTTGCGCAGCTTGAGCAGTGCGACCACTGGGTCAGGATCAACCTCAGACGATCCGTACTTGAGCGGGTTGACGGCCAGCGGGTTGCTGAGTTCGGTGACCACCAGAAACTCGCCGTCCGTGGTCATGAAGTACCCATCAACCCACACGACATCAAGCACCGTGCCGAGGTCGGGGTCGGTGACTTGCGTCAGCGCCGCGCCGTCCCAGTAGTACAGGCTCCCGCCGCTGGCGATGGCCAGCCGGTCGAAGGAGTAGTCGAAGGTGACGTACTCGCTCGCTGGCCCGCCCACATCACCCAGCACCGTGACAGTCCCTGCAGCCGACACGCTGACCAGCTTCGTGCCCATCACCCGGTAGCACACGCCACGCCAGTTGATGCCGCCACGGTCGGCAGAGTCCGCAAGCACACCGAACTGCACCACACCATCGTGCGGGCGCAGGTACTCCTGTGATACCCCTGAGCCCTTTGGAACGGGCATCATGTTGACCGGGAACGCCGTCCGGATGTCCGGGCCTGCGTCCGAGTAGATGCCGGCAACTATCGGTATGGAAGCCATGTCAGATCGTAATCGAGCCGGTGCCGGCAGTGAACGTGTAGACCCGGTATCCGGGCCGGCTGACGGTCGAGATGGTGTAGGTCAGGCTGCCTGGGATGGTGGCGATGGCCGGGAAGGATGACGGATAGGCGAGTATGACTACGCCAGAGCCGCCGTCTCCACCTGCTGTATCAGCCGAACCTGAGTACCCGCCACCGCCGCCACCGCCGCCTGTGTTTGCAGCTCCGGTAGTTCCTGCTACAGCTTTGCCGCCCGCACCGCCGCCGCCCGCACCACCTGATCCAGCGACTCCAGTCCCGTCATATAAAGCACCACCACCACCTCCAGCATAAGTGACGCTGCTGCCGGTAATTGACGACGCCGTACCTGCGCCACCATTACCGCCGTTTCCATTTGGCGATGCGCTTGCATTTGCGCCTATTGCGCCTGCGCCGCCTCCCCCACCCGCTTGGCCGTTGCCTGCTGCGCCGTTGCCGCCGTTGTTTCCTTGCGATGGGGAGGTAACTGGCGTGTTCCCCGAGCCGCCATTTCCAGGGGTGCCACCTGACCTTCCATGACCGCCACCACCGGAACCCCCAGAGCCTGCGGTCGATCCCGCAACGAGGTAGCCATTACCAAATCCTCCACCGGCTGAAGTGATGGTGCCAAATACGGAATCTAAGCCACTTGAACCATTGGTTTGAGTATTTCCTGCTGCGCCTCCTGCGCCAACGGTAACGGTGTACCCAACACCAACCGAAACAGAAAGTGACCCTGTGCGCAACCCACCTGCGCCGCCGCCGCCATTTGCGCCGCCGCCTCCACCAGCAACGACGAGGTACTCAACCGACGAAAGCGCCGCTCGCAGCGACCCGATCAGCCCCTGAACGGCACCGCTCATGTCAGCCCGTTCCCGCTGATAATCCAGCTCGTGCTGGTGACCTTAACCGCCGTGGCCATGCCGTATGCGGCAAGCGTGCGCGAGCCCGTCGTGCCTGCTCCAGCGAGGTACATCGTGTCGGTAGTGATTGCAATCGTCACCGTGTTGATCATGTTGATGAACGTGATCGCCGTACCCACCGGGAATGGCACGGTGCCGTTGTCCGGGATGGTGAACGTTCTGGCGTTGTTGTCCGAGATCGGGTGGACGATGCTCTTGCCGGCATCGGTGGCCAGCAGGCCGTAAGCGGCCGACTGCGAGTTCACCGGTATGCCGACGTAGCCCACCGAGTCGGCAAGCGTTGCGGCCGGAACCACCGATCCGCTGAAGGTCTGCGTGCCGGCGAACGTCTGCGCCGCGTCCGTACGGGCCATCGTGGCGCTTGTGGACGGGAACGTCATCGTGGTGGCGTCAGTGCCTGCCAGCGTAATCGAGTTGCTGGCCGTCAGCGTCTTGCCATCGGCAATCGTCAGCGTGGCCCCGGCAGCAGGCTGCGTGAACGTGATGCG